ACGAACATCAGGTTTTACTACAATTTTGTCTGCTAATGGCTTGAGTTTCATGCTTTTCTAGGCCTTCCTGGTTTCTTTTTTGGTTCAGAAATCAATACTGGTTCAGTCATCATTTGAACTATTTGCTCTAAAGCTAGACTTTCAGTCAGTTGCCATTCGCCACACCAATCATCATTTGATTTGTTTTGCACAATAGGAAAACGCTTGCAAATGCCCATTCTTTCCCCAAAAGAAAAAAATCGACATAAATTACAAGTGTCTTTATGCTCTTTTATAGCCACAGTTTCTCCGATTAATTGTGGTTAGAGAACCCCTAGTTTACCTTCACGTGCTAGGGGTTTTCGTTTTACATTGGGTCTTTTTCGTATTTATCTTCTACGCCATAAGCTGTACGCTTATGTTCGTAGCAAATGCCAGAAGTACGACCAGTATTGAACTCTTTGTCAGAGCCAATAGCATCTTCTTTGCCCATTGCTACACCGCCACGAACTGCTTTAGCATGACGTTCGCCTTTAGTATCGGCTGCATCAGCACCTTTTGGAACTACTACACCCTTGGCTGGTACGCCTTTAGTGCTGTTTGGATTAGTTGTTTTGCCCATTGCCATTTCAATTTTCCTTTTGCAAAAGAAGCTACAAATCGTAGCTTTTCTTATTTTGCCTTATCCATTACCCATGTCAAGCATTTTAATTAATCGTATAGCAGCATCAACTGAATCTATTCTGCTAACTGGGCCACCTCGCCAATTTTGCATAAATTTGACCTGAGATTCGGTATAAAGGGCCTTGTTATCTCTTTTTATTTCACAAAGAACGCTGTGCTTTTTGTATCCAATCAAAATATCTGGGCAGCCTTCGCCGACTCTAGAAAGATTTAAAACAGAAGCTCCCAATGCAATAAATGTATGGATTATCTGTTTTTGATTGTCATCAACTCTTTTCTTGTAATAAGTCATTTAATCTTTCTAGCAAATCCATTTCAGAGAAACCCCAATATTTAATAAATCCTTTATGTCCAAGTTGGTGAATACTGGAATCTCCAAGTCTATGATGGTAAGCGCATAAGGGGATGACTGGGGCATTTTTTCGTTTTCCACCAAATCTTCGTATATGGTGCATTTCTGTTGGGGAATCTTCAAGGTTTCTGACTTCTTGTTGTTTGCATAAAATACAACCATATCTCGCCAAGCGAGCATAAACATCCCTTTCTGACTTAGTTGTCATATAAACATATCGCCTTGAGCATAAGCCAAATCTATTCTTTTACAGGCTATTTCAAAATATTTAGGATCTTTTTCTATACCAATAAATGATTTTCCCATTTTGGCGCAAGCTACTCCTGTACTTCCAGATCCCATAAAAGGATCAAATATTAAATTTCCATCAATTTTATCAATGCACCATTGCATTAATGCTATTGGTTTTTGTGTTGGATGTTCTTTACCGCCATCCATATTCATAGGCCTCATACGAAATATTCTGGCAACTTTGTTTAAATTAGTCCAAGCCATTTCTAAATCTGCAAAATCACGACCTTCGTTTTGTTTGTCCCAAGCCAAAAAACAACGAGTTGGTGGTAAATCAAAATAATTTCCACCCCATAAAATTGCTTGATTGCCTTTAGAAACAATGGCATCAATTAATTCTTTAGATGGTGGCTTATCATCCCAGCCAGTATCTTTAAAACCCCTGCTTTTAGATAATCTATGGCTTTTTGTTATAGAAATTCCATAAGGAGGATCTGTAATAACAGCATCAAATTGACCTAATTTAGGCAAAATATCAGCACAATCACCTAAATAAAGAGTTGCATTACCTATTGTTTTTATTATCAAAATAACTCCGTTAAATCCACATATTTAAACAATGTTTTAGGAACATCATAATAAGCTTCATGCTTAGTTTCATCACGCATTTCTATGGTCGGAAAGCTTAAAGCTTTTGTTCCTGTGATCCAGTAAGCATGAGTCATATCTTGGTTTAATGCAAAAAACAGCGTTTTAGGTATTTCTAGCATATGTTTTTTTCTTACAGGCACATGGATTGTAGGAAAAGGACAATGGGGATTCCAAGATCTAACCTCAACTTCAGCAAACCCTACAGGAACAGAGCCCCTATGAATAATTAAGTCTGTTCCATAAATATCAGGATTATCTAAAGCTGTAAACCCCCATTTCATAGAAATCCATTCAGCTACCGCAGCTCTAGCTGGTGGATCGTACTTATCATGAAGGGCTTGATCAAACTTTTTAATCCGCATGAGCAATATCTTCTAGCTTTAAAGCAGTTTCTACAAAAGAATTGGCAATTTGATAAGCTGTGGCCCTATCTTGAGCAATCATAGCTTTGTAATATTCATCTAAAAGACGTTTTGCATCTAAAAATGGTTGGCTAAAATCTTTCATTTACATATTTCCTTGTCTGCGATTAGAAGATAAAGTGCGCCAAATATCAATAATCCGCATTTCATGATTGCGTTCATTGTCTATTTTCTTAAATTGCTTTAAAGCTTCAGTCCAAGCTTGTACCGCCTGTGCGTATTTATCGCTTGATAGAGCCTTTGCTTCTCTTTCGGCTACTGTGCCATCAGCTAGTAGAAAAGAATGGCTCTTGGCTTGTTTTAAGCCTTCCTCAAGGTATTTAACTTGACCAGCCCAGGCTGCATGAGATTCATCTGTAGAGGAAAGTTTAATTAAAGCTTCTTCTACCCTGTTTTCTGTTAATTGTTCAAGATTCATAACCATTGTCCTTTGATTGTTCCTCTATTGCCTTTTCGCCATTGCTCTGCCATGTCGAACTGGATTCTATGTAGCCTAGGGGCAAACCCTGAATGAGATAAAAGTCTGCGGATTGCGCCAAGACCTTCCTTATGTCTGATGGATAGCAAATATCTAACTTCACATTGGTGTCGGTATTTTTCACTAGATTTGTCCATTTTGAACTTGTTGGATTCTTTTCCCAATCCATTTCATTACTGGAACTGCCATTGAATTTCCTAATGCTTTGTATCTTGGGCCATCAGCAGCTTTTGGGATATTGGTATATTCGTCTGGGAAACCTTGCAATCTTTCACATTCAACTGGGGTTAATCTGCGAACTGCCATGTTTTGCATAACTTTTGGACCGCTATTTGTTGAGCTATTTCCAGAAGCTGTCAAAGTAACCGCAATATCACCACTTTCAGATGCATTGTATGTATCAATTCCAACAGTTTTGTAGGCAATATAAGTTTGATGTTCAGTAACCGCATTACCTGGCCTACTAACTCCAGCAGTAGAAGATAGTAAAGTTGGAAAAGTATCAACACAATGAATTGGTTGCAAAACGCAATTTCCACCATTTTGTGCGCCTTGTTGCAATAACTCAGCCCCTTTAGAAAATTTAGCAGTTACTGTGTCTGCTATGTTTTTTCCAAATGCTCCAGTTGCAATCATATTGAATCCATCTGCTCTGGAATAGTCGTTACAAGTTGTTTGGATACAGTTAGCAATGCTTGGTATAGCTGATTCGGAAGTTTCTTCCCTCGTTTTTCTGCCCTTCTTAATATCCCCTGACAGGCTTTCGGACTCAAATAATACTTTTGCTGAATGTTCCCATCCTGAAGAACATCCGACAAGAAACACTCTTTTACGTCTTTGGGCCACACCGAAGTATTGAGCATCAAGCACCCTGTAGCTCCACCCATAGCCGAGTTGGCCCAACGCTGTGAGGAAGGAAGCAAAATCTCGCCCCCCCCAGAACTAAGGACACCTGGCACGTTTTCCCAAATGCACCACTTGGGTCTAAGTTTGTCAAGAATTGCAACATAGGTAAGAGCAAGGTTTCCTCTGGGGTCATCAAGCCCTTTTCTGAGCCCTGCAATGCTGAAGGATTGGCAAGGGGTTCCCCCAACGAGTAAATCCAATCTATTTGTTCCAAAATCCCACTCCTTAAATTTAGTCATATCCCCTAAATTTGGGGTATTTGGATAATGATGAGCAAGCACTTGACTAGGAAACTTTTCAATTTCACTAAAAGCTAATGGATTCCACCCCATTTCATGCCAGGCAACTGTTGCAGCTTCTATACCGCTACAAACGGATAAATAATTCATGCAAACTTCCTTTTTTTATCACGCTGATCCTGAATAAACTTTTTCATTTCAAAATAGCTATTAAATCGAGCCTGTGCAGGATCTTTTCCTAGCTCTTGGCGATAAGCTGCTTCAATCTGCTCATTAGTTCCCAAAGGCATTTCTTTGGCTTTTTGAGCTGCTTGAGTAATCCATGTAGCATCAAAAGATCTCCAGCCTTTAAAAATGATTGTTTCAAGAACTTGATCTAATGGCATTTTGGCTAAATCAGCTTCTTTAATAAGCCTTGCAAGAACTCTGTCAGTTACTGGAGCTTTAAGCCTTTTTCTGTAAACCAAAAAATCATTCCATAAATCAATAGAAACACCTTCAGGTGTATTTATTTGTTTGTTGTTTGTTGTTTGTTGTTTGTTGTTTAGGGTTATTTTGGGTTCAGCTTGGGTTATCGCTGGGTTACCAATGGGTTTTTTACCCTTCTTAGGCCTACCGCCAAGCCTTCCATTAGCTTTTTGTTTTTCCAAAAACTTGTGATAATCAGCAATTTCACCATCAGCTCTATAGTTTTTATAACCTTCTTCTGTAAGATCAAAAAACTCATTTAGAACAGATTCCACTATTTTTGAATCCATGCGTAACCTACGGCTTACCAATGGGATATTGCTGGGTATTGCAGATTCTGTATCGTAATACATATCCAAAATCCGCCTGTAAGCCAAATCTTCTTCAGGTGTCAAATGAAGCGTATGCTTCATATAATCCCCAATATTGAAGTTGTAATAGTGCATTTCAGCCCTTCTTAAAAAGATCAGGTCTTAACATTTCTCTTGTTAAACGCAGCTCTGAAAGCTCCTCAATTTGTCGTAAATATTTAAATGGAACCTTAGTAGAGTTCCATAAATAGATTGTCTGGGGCTTAATTCCTAGCTTTTCAGCCAAGTTCACAAGGCTTCCAAATTCAATCTTTAATAAATCTGATGGGTTCATGTATTGCTCCTTTTTCTCTATCATATAGCAAAAATATAGGAAAATGCGAGCATTAGGGAATCCCCCTATAAAAATAATTGAAAAAATCTATTGCAAACCTATATTTTGGTCTATACTGAATCCAGTTTAACAAGTGATGAAGGGAAATCAAAATGAAAACAGCAATTAAAGTATTTGAGCAAAACAATTTTTGGGTTAGTGAAATTCTTAATTTAAATGGTTTAAAAAATCAACTTGGACAAATTCCAACAAGTTTTAAGTTTTATGGAGTTTCTTCATCATCGGTTTATAACCA